ACGGCATCGTCGCCCCCGGTGGAATGAAACCGGCACCGCCTGCGCCCCCAGTGGGCGACCAGATGCGCGTAGTCGGCTCGGCCGGAATTGCAGGCACACGACTCACAGGCAATGCCCACGGCGCGGTCACCGCCGGATGCGGCGCTGGCGCTGGCCGCTGTAGCCCGTAACCGTAACCGCCCGGTCTTGCGTATGCGGGCACTGGGCCTGTCGGCATTGGTGGACGCGGAGCAGTCGGCACACCGGGATACGGCAAAGGAAATTCTGTCGGTATCGCTTCCTTGCCAGCTTTGCCCGACGCAACCGCCCTTCGCCCTAACCATTTAGCTATAACGACCGGCGGCAGATAGCTTATAGCTTTGGCAACCGCGTTGAGCGTCTTGAGCAGAATCTTGAGTTCGGTGGTGAGTATCTTGATCGATAAAATGATTGCGCTGCCGATCAGTTTGCCGAAGAAACCTGCTTCCGGCCATTCAAGCCCAAGCGTAGTCCATAGCTCGTGAGCCGCTTTCATCACTTCCTCAAAGTCTTTTGCGATGTCAGACGCGGCCAGCCGATCAATCAGCGCGGACACTTCTCTTGTAATCCATGTCAGCACCTTGGCGATCTCGGTCATCGTGGCGATGATTGCAGGTTCAATAACTGGCAGCGCCTCCTGCCACGCTTGCGCCATAGCGGCCAGCGCTGGAAGCATCACGTCGCCAATGCGCCTGGATAACGCGTTGAATAAATTATACATCCGCTGAATCTGGCCGAGCGGAGTCCGCGCAGCCTCTTCATTGAACCCCTTGTATTGCTTGAGGAAAAAGAAAAGGTATTGCAGCGCACCGCGCCAATCGTCCTTGTAAGCCTTCAACCCCTCGCGCTCGCTTGGCGAGAGGTAGATGCCGAACTTCATCAATGCGATCTGGCGACCGCCTTTGGCCACTTTGAGCAGAGTGTCCGCGAGTTCTTGCGCGTCTTCTGCGCTGGCGCGGATGCCGCGCGCGCGCACCAGCACATCGGCAAGCATTGGCTCGATTTCTGCCATCTCGCGCGTGCTCAGGCCGATCTTTGAAAGGCTGACCGCCATCGTATCGTAAATCTTACTCGACACCACCCCCGTATTTGCCAGTTCTTTGTTGTAGGCGAACAAAAACTTCGTCTGTTCTGCGGCAGCATCGCGGCCCTGCTTTCGCATGTGCGTGTATAACTCGTTCGTCAGCGCCAGAGCACGCTCTTGCGCATCGGCGGCAGCCTCAAACGCGCCGCTAAATATCTTTTTGAACACGGTGCCAACTGCGAACGCAGCAACACCTGCCAGCATGGTCTTGAACGCAGTGCCAATCAGTTTTACGGACGCGGACACTTCCTTAGCGGTGCGCTGCAATGCTTTCAAGCGCGCCTGCGCCTGACGCATGGACGATTCGAATGTGCCGAGAAGTTTTGCGCCGATTTGAAAGATGGCGGTGTATTGGTGCTGATTCATGCCGTTACCCCTGCTTCTCGGCAGCAGCTTGCTCCGCGCGCAACTGATTGTTCAGTTCCACGACATATTTTAGCAGTTCGGAGATCGGCAACTCCATCCAGAACTGGACACCGCCTCCCGCTTCCCGCGCCATCCGCAAAACGATTGAGCGCAGAAGTTCGGTTACGCTTTCTCCTCTTCCGGCGAGCTGCCACAGGCTTTTAGGGCTTCGTTCCTCACCGCTATGTAATAGCGGCGCGGCAGTTTCATGATCAAGCCCGGCGGGACGTTCGCCACCTGCGCAGCGAGAATGGTGTGGTAGAGATGTTTCATCTCGGGCAGCACCACCTCGTTCCTGTCAGCTTTGTAAAGCTTGCTGAATGTTTTCTCGGCGCGCTGGAAGTCTTTCCCGATCAGGCTGTCCCAATCGAAAATCAGGTGCGGATACTTCTGACCGTCATACTCAAACGGTTCGCTGAATGTGAGCCGGAGCGGCGACTGCGCTGCTTCGACTTTTAGTTCACGATATTCTTGCTCTTGCTCTTCTGCTGCCTCGACACCTTCAAGACGGTTGATTGGTTCTGCTGTTGTTACATCATCGCTATTGTTCATGCCGCACGGTGTCCAACTTTGCGGCTAAGGCAACCCAATTAGTTGATGGATGCGTTGTCCAACGTCCTGTAACGCCTGCCCGTCCCACCACAGGCAGATGCCGTTTTCTTTGTCTATGACGCATCTGGTGTCGTCGTTGTATAGAATCCGCAAACTGATCAATTCGTATTCGGTTTCGCATTCCTGCTTGGTGCCGACTTCAAGCTTGCCGAAGTTGAACCCTTTCGGAGCAGTGCCCATGATGAAGCGCCAGCCGTTGTGAATGATCTTGTTCGTGCCACTGTCGTGATACTGCATCGCCGCCCATGCGTCGAGGTTCACTCCCTCTTGCAAGGTGGAAAACAACGCCCAGTCAATGATGGTCAGCCAAGTGATCTTCAAAGAGTAAGGCTGGAAATGGCATTGCACGGGCATGGCGATCTCGCCGTAGATGCCGCTGCCCTTCAATGGATCTTCCAGATTCTTGAGATCAGGCAGCGTGACGTTGCCGCACCCGACCAAACGCTGGCCGTCCTTGAAGATGCTGTAGTTGGTTACGTGATTTGGAATTAACATGGCTTACTTCTCCTTGCTTTTACCAGCGGGTTTGCTGCTCGCGCCGCTGGCGGTTGATTGTGGTGCTGCTGATTGTGTTCCCACGGTAGCCGGTGATGCTGTTTGCGCTAACAGTTGCTGCTGGCTTCCAGGTTGTCCAGCAACTGTAGTGCCGCCAGTTGAGCCGATTGCTGGCCACAGATTGGCAATGTATGGCACCCAATACTCGATCCTGAAGTCCAGCCATTCGGCTGGCGTCGGCACGGCAATGTAAATGTGGAACGTGTAATGGCCGTTGAGGATCTCAGTGGTCGGGTTCTCGCTCTGTTTGAAGGCAATACTGGCTCCGGTCAGGCCGCCGGTGGCGGTGATGCCATCAAGCCATAGCTGGATCGTGTTCACGATGGCGTCAATCAGCCGGCGGTTTCCCGGCTCATCGACTTCCTGCCAGATGGTGAGCACAACGGTGTTGCCGATGTAATCGAACATTCTGCGCACCGGAATGAACATATCATGAACATCGGTATCGGCCGGATACGCCGCGGTGCGATTGCCCCAACTGCGCCAGCCGCCAATCCAATTGAGGGCGGTAATGACGCCCTGACTGTTCAACAGGTTCGCGTCGGCCAGGTGCATCGTGATCTCTGTCCCGTCTGCGTGCTGAAGCGAGTTCATGCGCAGGTTCTTGTTCGACGGCGAGCAATACGGCATCCCGCCGCCTTTGTAAGTGTCCGTCCATTGCAGGAGCGGCCCTTGCTGCGACGCGAAGTGAAACATCTTGGTGACTGCCGCTGCGGTGCCGGGACCGCCCACAACTGCGCCGACCAGCGTCGGATTGCCGAACAGGCACTCTTGGCGCGGGAACACGATGTTGTTGGTGTTTTTCCATGCCAATACGTCCTGCGCTTTCTTGACCGTGGTGGTGTCCACGTCGATCAGGCAGGTGCAAGCAAAACAGCCGTTGATGTTCTCGCTCTTTGCTTCCATCGCGGACGCGACAGTCGGGTCGTGCGACCATGCAGGGCAGATGATCACGCCCGGGACGTATCCCGTCTTTTGAAACACGTCCTCGATGGCTTGCAACCCGCTGGCCTTGCCAGTGACGGCGTCAATGCCGCCGATGATGGTTGCAGCTGTGATTGGCGTGGTCACAGGAACATTGCCAGCCACGTAAATCGTCGACGAATCGGATGGAATCGCGCCAGTCGAAATGCGCGTGATGACCCAAGTCGCAGCTTCTGTGAGCGTGGACGGCGAAAGCGAAAGCAGATAATCGGTGCCAAGCACATACACAGGCGTCCCGCCCACGCCGGACACGACCAGCGTCGAATCATTGATCAACTGCAACTCGGTGTCCACCTGACCGCCGACAAGCGTGAATGGCGAAATGGCGTGCGGCGTCGCGCCTGTAAACTGGTCGTTGCAAGCGATGTATGTCACTGGGAACACGCCGAACTCGACGAACACCGCGTCCATGTGCTCGCAGATGTCGTAAAGCGGCCAGTTATTGCTGTAACCCATCTCTGCCACGGCATCTTCGTAGCTGTTGTAAACGCGCGGCACATTAAGAAAATTCTTGCCGTTCAAAGTCTGCCAGAGCGGCGCGGAACCGACGACGACGTTCATGCCGGGATAGGCGGCAACGGGACTGATTACGCTAGTTGGGACGTCGCGCCAACTGACGCCATGTGGGAAAGGTCCGAGTGATGGCATTAGATTATTCCTTCCATTGCTTGCCAGCGATTATTTTACTGATACTGGACGCGTTGACTCCGAACTCTCTGGCAAGTTCAGAGTTGGAGTAACCACGTCGGTGCAACATGCGAATCTCTCGCGCTGTTGATAAAGTTAATTTGTTCGACCGGCGGCTGCGACCTTGTTCAGGCCAACTTTCCCACCGGCAGTTTAACGGTTCATAGTTGCCGTTTGGGTCAATCCGCCCAATAGAATATCCGTCGCCGGGGTGGCTGCCCATGTCCGCGATAAAGTTTTCAAACTTGAGCCAGGACTGGCAAATCACAATTCCTCTACCA